AGCAACTGTAATTCCTGTTGCAGAAGGTGCATACTCTCTTGGCATTTCAAATTGTCTTGCCATTAGAGAAATAGTAACTCCATTTTCATCAGAATAAGCAGCACCTGAACCACCTTCAGCACTTGCAAATTGTCCAAAAGTTTGACTTCTGTATGCTACACTTTCATTTCTGTATTTCTCAGAAACACCTAAAACAAAAGCATTATCATTAGTATCTACTGCTATTATCATCAAACAAGCATTTAACATATCTTGTATTGCATTGAATTTAGCAACCTCCATTCTTGGAAGTGTAAAAGATAATCCACACTCAAAAGCAGTTGAACCATTCTCTTTAGTTGCATTGATAGTTAATGCAGGAGTTTCATTTTTAAACTCATACACACCCCAATCAGCATCAGTTCCACCAGTATCTTTAATACTTGTAATTGTATGAGTACTTGACCCATATACGATTGTATCTCCATCAGCCCAAGACCTTAGTAGTATTTGTTTTATACCACCTGTTGCTTGTAAGTCTGTGCAGTCAATCGCTAAACCTGTATCTATTGCCATTTTTTTATTTTTTTATTAGTTATTTAAAAGTAATTAAGAGGAGGTTTTTACACCCCCTCTATTATTACATTATTATTATTATGCACCAAGTCCCCATTGAACAAGAGAAGAATACAAGTACTGTACACCTAACTTGAAGTAACCTCTAAAGAACATTTTTTCTTCTAAATCATCATAAAATACTTTGAAAGAACCTTCAGGGTCTGTTACATCAGAACCGATAATCAAGTTGTCTACTGCACAGTAACACATTCCTTGAGTATTGTCAGCACCTGCTGCAGTTTGGAATACATCAGGATTAGTATCTGTTAAGATAGTGTCCCACTCATACATTGCTACAACCTCAACACCTCTAAACATTACTCTACGCATACCATCTACTTGGTTTACTACTGCTAAATCAGCACCTGTACCTTCTAGGTTTGCTAAGTAAGCATTGAATATTTTAGGAGTTACAAACATTTTCTTGTCTGCAGGTGCTACTTGTTGTAACGCTGCAGGTGCGCCATCATAAATAGTTCTTAACATTGTAAGTGCTTCTGCTGCTGTTGGTGCTGTAATTGAAGCAAAAGTAACCTCAGTTACAGGCTCTGCTTTCATTAACTCCATCCAACCATCAAATGCTGTATAACCTGCTACTGCACCTGCTACATCACCACCCCACGCTAATCTTACTACATCTTGTGCGATACCTTTTACTGCTCTGTTTACGATTGCATCTGCTAATTGAGTTCCCTCAATGTTCATTACATCTGCACCACTTCTGTAAGATTCTTCAATGAAAGTTCCGAAAAACTCATCAGTACATTGCTCTAAAGCAACTCTACATCTACCTGCAGTAATTACTTTATCATCAATATTAAATTGAGTTGCACCACTTGTTGCAGAACAACCTGAGTAAGACTCAACAATTTTAGTTAAAGATGCTGCAGTATATACATTCATCTTGTGCTTAACATTAGGAATTACTCTATAGTTACGCATTAAATCTTCACTTCTGAATACAGGCTCGTAAAAGATTTCGTTTAAGTTCGCACCTCCGTAAGTTGCTGCGATACTATTATTTGCTACATTTGCCATTTTTTTCTATTTTTTTAGTTATTAAATTTACTTCTAATTCTTGATGCTAATACATTGTAAAAATCTGCATTTGCATCTACTTTTTTGTTTTCAACTATTGCAGGGTCGCTATCAGTATTTAACTCAGTACCTTTAGCATCTGCCTTGTTGATTTTTGCGTTTAAACCTTCTACCTCTACAGTTAAAGTTTCGTTAGTTCCTTTTTCAGTAGCCAACTCACCTTCTAGTAAAGATATTTTGTTTGATAATTCTATGTTCTTAGCCTCAAATGCAGAAATCTTATTTGTAATTTCTTCATTATCTCCTAAATTCACAGTTATCGTAGTTTGTTCAACAACATCTTCAGAAACTTTTACCTCACCTTTTACAGAAGTAACAATTTCCTCAACTTTGCTATTAAACCATTCTTTTAACTCGTTAGTCATTTTTTTGTTATTTATATTAATACTTAATTTATTCTTAATTTCTTCTTGTGTGATGTTCTTAAACTTAGAAACATCATACTTAGCAGCCACCTTAATAGAATCAGAGATAGTGTCAATAAATCTTAGTTTATATGCTTCTTCAGCATTTAACCAAGTTTCTTCATCCATCATCTGAGCAACAGCATCATAAGATAATCCTGTCTTTTTTACATAAATGTCTGTTAGTTCACTTGTAATCTTCTCAAGAGTTTCAGCAGTTTTACGCATATCCTTAGCCTCACCACTAGCACCTCCCCAAGCGTTATGAATCATAAATAAAGAGTTTTCAGCCATAACCACCTCATCTGCACCAAGAGCAATGATAGTAGCAATACTTGCTGCTATACCCTCAATATAAACTGTAGTTTTAGATTCTCTTCTTTTGATTACATTATACATAGCCATACCATCAAATACATCACCACCTAAAGAGTTGATGCGTAAGTTGATTGGCATATCTTTTAATCCTTTGATTTCTGAAATAAAATCTTGTGCAGTTACACCATAAGTTCCTATCTCATCAAAGATATATATATCAGCAGAGTTATCTGCTTTGTTTTGAATGTTATACCATTTTTCGTTCATAGTGGCAAAAATATAAGTAAATGATTTTAATCTTACCTAATTTTCGTACAAAACTTTTAGTATGTGATATTATTAGATGGTATAGACTTCTTTCTCTCCTTATATACTATATTCTGAGCCATACTCTCACTTATATTGTATTTAATAGATAAGTCCATCCAAGTGTGAGTTCTACTACCTTGATTACCTACTAGCATCTTATCAAAGTCAGCAATAATCATATAGTTCCTAATTCTTTTAGGCTCAATTATACCTTCCTCTACAAGATGTTTGATAATATCTTTACAGGTTGGACTTAATCCAAACTTCTTTTCTAGCACTTTACCTTCAAGTTCAATGAAGTCAAAGACTACATCTACCTTATTTTGTCTTATTTTTTTTTCTGACATTTTTCTTTTTAGGTGTTTGCTCAACTTCAATCCATTCATCTACCATCATCTCCCAAAACTTACAAACTGCTGCTCTACAAGAGGTGCAATTCATATCTTGCTTGTTAGATGGGAATAATAAATGCCATTCAGCAAACATTAAACTTAATGATTCAGCGTGATGGCTTGGGAAGTTTCTTTTATAATTTGTGTTTCTAACAACACAATCAGTCATCATACTTCTTTTGTTTTTGCTGTAATTAGCAGCGATTTCTTTAAAATTCATATGTAAAGTTTTACCATTTGTTTTCAGGACATTTACCAAAAAACTCTTTTGTTAATGATGTTTTAGCATCTAGGAAACACTTACATTTAGCACATCTTGAGCCTTTGCTTATTTTAGGTTTCTTTAGTAACATAAAGTTTCGGTAAAAACTACAACTTTTACACACTTCTAATCTTTCTAACTTGGTTTTCTTATCAACAAACATTTGTTTATTTCTTTGATTATTAAATTGTTGCCTGAGATTGTATCACGCTAACTGTATTCTGACTACTTGTAATGTCTGCCTCTACTACTACTACTTTACTTGCACCTCCCATTGCACCCATCATTTGATTCTGACCTAGTGCATTGAATTGTTGTTGGCTAAATGAAGGTTGATTAAGTAATCCACCATCTGCAAACTTAACACCACCTCCTGCAGCGTTCATTGCTGATAATTGACCTCTAAACATTGATGTACTTCTTTTATTGATAACAGCCTCACCTCCTTCTAACTCAACTACTCTACCACCTACTGCAAACTTCTCCCCTCCTTGTGCGTGTGATTTTCCATTAACCATCCCACCTTTAGCAAATTCTTCTACCATTCCACCTAAAGCGAATTTCTGAGATGCTATTACGGCAATCTGTGCTGCAGTCATTGCTGCAATAAATGGAGAGAAAGCAAAAGAGAGTACCCCTGTCTGTCCCATTACTGTTGTCATTGCTAAAGCACCATTAATTATTGCCTGAGCAATATCTAGTCTTTTCTTCTTTTCAAATGCCTTTCTCTGTATAGCCTCTACTCCTTCCTCGTATTCTTCTTCTGTTATAAGCCCTGCATCTTTTCTTTCTTCAAGTTTTTTAGTTTCTCTGTCTGTTTGATTACTTAGATTGTCAGCCATTATAGTAAAGATAGCATCAGAAGCAGCCTTCATTACTGCAAGTTTTTGGCTTGAAATTTCTTTTTGCTTCTCTAATTCTTCTTCCGTAAGTTGAGTTTGTGTATCGTGTTCAACTTTCATTTGTTGCATTATCAAATCGTGCTTCCTTTTTTCTAATTCTTCTTTTTGCTCAATAGATAAACTTTCATCTTTTAGTAAATTGTCTATTAAGTCAATCTTAAATTCTAATAATTTTTTTGCTTGGTCTTTCTCTTTTTCTGTACCATTATAAACATCTTCTAGTAAACTATCCCAATAATCATCAGAAACCTCTTCTAAAAATTTTGTAGTATCTTCAAAATCTTGTTTTTTTCTTGCTTCTTCTTCTTTTTCTAACTCAGCAAGTTTATTTATTTCTGTTTCTTTAAGTTTTATCCTTGAATTTAATATATCTTTTTCAATTTCAAGAGTTCCTTCCTTGTGTTTAGTTAAAATGTTTTTCATTTCCACTTGATGTTCCAACTCAAGTTTTTCTAGTCTTTCATCTAGTTGTTCTTTTGATATTACACTATTGAGGAAATTATTTTTCTCATCTAAAACTTTTCTAGCGTACTTATCTTCTGATGCCTTCTTATCATCATCAAGTGCTTTTTGTAAAGAATGTGCCCTAATTTGACCATTATTCAGTTGGATTTCAAGTAACTTATCCTCCAACTTCATTAGTTCTTCCTGCTGCTTT